ACCAAGCTTGGTGAAGCCTCGTTCGTGCCAGGCGTTGGTGTATGCATTCCCAACGGTCTCTTTGGCCAGGCACGATGTAACTGGCATTTTCATTTTTGATAGCAACTAACGCTTTATGAATAAAGAGTTCAGCTCCAAACGACCCGCGCAGTCCCAAAAGCCCTCCCCCGAATGGACCAACGCATCAAAACGATCAGCTCATCAGGCAGCCGCACAAGGAGTGATCAGTGAGCAACCCCAGAGGGGCTGCATCACTTCCCAAAAATAAAGAAATGGGCCCAGTGGGCAACCTTTACCCGGAAAAAGGCCCAGATCACCCAGAAAACAAGCCAAACAGCCTAAAGCTCCTGAATCAATGTGGATAGCTCTGCCAGAACCTCCCACTCCTATTAGCCCATAGCCTTACCGAGCCAACCCGCTCTTCGCGGCTTTTGTCTTCCCAGCACAAATGCACAAACAAAACTCCACCCACCGACCCATCAACCACCACCAAATACACAAATTTATCGTTAAAAAACATTAAAAATAACGTATTTTGTAATAACAACCATTATTGACAATCCCAGCAGCCATTCACTTACAGGGCGAACGCGACTCCTGTGCGAACCTATCAACAAGGCGAGCAACTTTGCTTGTCTGCCAACCTCAAGGAGCTACGGAAATGTCGCAACACAACCAGCCACAGAATCCCAACCACAAGGAAAAGCAGCAACAGCAGCAAAACCCGAACCAGCAGCAGCCGGGGCAAAGTACCCCCAAGCCCGGGCAACAGCAGCAGCAAAACCCCAACCAGAACAACCAGCCAGGGCAGCAGCAGCCTCAAAAGCAAAAGCAATAACGGGCAAGGCCCTCTGCTTTAAGCAGCAATGGTTTTAGGTTTTAGGTTTTGAATTCTGAGAAGGAACTCCAATGCAAACAATCAACTCAGCGTCGTCCGTCATTTCGTCCTCCCGAGTCAACGGCACGAACGTCTACAACCCAGCTGGAGAGAAGCTGGGTTCCATCGACTCACTGATGATCGACAAAATCACCGGGCAAGTTCGTTATGCAGTCATGGAATTTGGTGGCTTTTTAGGCATAGGTACCGACTTGTACCCACTCCCATGGAACAGCCTCAAGTACGACCCCAACCAAGGCGGTTACGTGGTTTCAGTTTCCAAAGAACAGCTGGACAACGCTCCTCGCTACGAAAATAGCACTTGGCCTGAATACAACGACGAGTATGGCCGCCGTGTCTACGATCACTACGGTGTTCCTTACTACTAAAAAGCGGCCCTTTTACCTTTTTCAATTTCAGCCCACTTCGGTGGGTTTTTTTACGCCCCAGTTTGCCACTCAGCGCACGGCAGACAACGCCGCTGGGGCAATCAGGTATTAGGTGCCCGCCCCCAAACCAAAAAATAACCACCCCAAACGCACCTAGACTACACACCCGCACTAGCTGCGCTTGGTAGCTGCTCCTTACTTCAACCCCAACCACCATGGCCACAGAACCTGCACCGCAACGAATTATCAAATCATGGCTTGGTATGAGCATCGGCGTGTTCTGCACACTGCTGTCTCTCGTCTCTTGGCTCAACACAAAAGACATTTCTTACCTTGTCGCCATTGCAGGCTTCATCTGCTGGACTTTTGCCTGGAGCCAGATGGGCGCCTCATTCAACCTGCCCCTGCGCGACATGTTCCGCCAGTCCGTACAACTGAGCCGCGCTTCACTCATCTGCACCATCGCTGGCTTGGCTCTGGTATGCACCTCACTGGCAATGCGCTGGCTGCTGTAAAAACAGCCCTCCCCAACATCTACAAAACCCGCGTAGCTCACACTGCGCGGGTTTTTTTATTACAGAGAGCTTCACATGCTCATCAAAGCACTACTGCCGTTGATTGTTGTTTTTAAAATTCAAGTGCGGTGGGCACGAAGGCAAATACTTTGGCAAATACATTGCGCAGCGCTTCAAGGCGTGTAAGGGAGAGATCGATCAAGCACCAACTCAGGCAAAAACTGCCGAGCCAACTAACTACTCAGTATTTTTAAAAACTCAATCGATGACTCGCCAGCCCAGCCCCCTGCACAGACCTCAAAACCAAATTTGATACCGTCGCCCCCCCTGCCTCTGTGCCGGGCCCTTGGACAAAAGGCCCGGCCCCGCACAGCCACTGACCGCGCTTCAAGTTCGCCCTCGGTTAATGGCTTGTCATTCGCATCAGCAGCACCACCGGCCAAGTGCGCACCCGGCGCGATGGGACTGGTTTTGCCAACCAGTACTTGGCTGCATACCAAGGCATTAATGGCCCAGCCATGCAGACCTGGTGGGGCAAAAACCAACGTGTCAGCAATCAAAAGCTGCCGTCACCTAAAGAGCGACGACAGCTCAGTCATCAAGATCCCCATCGTCGTCTTCGTCGGCAAGCAGCTCAACAAACACCTCAACGCGTACGTGCGTCGGTGAGTGCCAGTTAAAGGTTCTGTCCAGAACCTCATAAATTGGCCCATCTTCAAACATACACACGCAGTCTCCTGGCAGTGGAACAGCGGCCAGTGCACCCACTTCATTGACATCAAAGCCGGGGATAGGGGCTGCGTCAGCAACATCTTCATTCACCAGTACAAACTCAAGAGTTACTTGCATGCTTTTTCCTTTGATACGCCCACAAAAGTGGGCATTTTTTTGCCGAGAGATTTTGAAATGACCACCTGAGAGCCGCGTGGGCAACATGCCCCCGGCGCGTCAAGCAGAGCCATCGAGCCATCAGGTGATGACTTGAACCACACCACCACAGACCCCGATCATGAGCGATAACACCGCACAGCGTGCGCCGGCCTACTTCTTCTACCTTGCGCAAGGTCACTGTCACAGCACTGCCGGCGAAGCTGCGCGCATGCTGCTGCACTGCTACAGCGGCCACCGATTCAGATTTAACGCAACCGATTGACAGCTGCTCGATGCCCAGCACCAGGACATGGCTCTGCAGATCAAGCGCATGAATGTGCACTGCACCCGTAAGGTGCACGAGCGTCTGAATGCCATGTACGGCCACACTGAGTACTTGGGCCTGCGCTTTCTTGAACACTTGGCCTGTAAGTTTGGTCTCAAGGGCAAGGCAAAGAAAAACTGACTTACTCCGGTACTACCTGTTGACCTGCGCCCTTCGTGCGAACCACGTCAATCTTGTCAACGTCAAAGAGCAGATCCAGCACACCTTCAGCCAGAGCTCTGGTGCAGATACCACCGCTTTTAGCCTGCTTATCTACCCATGGGCCAGCGCCGGCCGCACCCAATTGAGCATCTCTGCGGTACTGGTGTGCGAAGCCCCAAGCAAGGGTGCTACAGGACCACACCGAACCCACGCATGGCGCGAACTGCTGGGCAAGCTCGAATTTGTTTTGTGGCAAGCAGGCGAGCAGGGACAAAAGTAAGACCCGTGAAAAGCAATGGGCAGTTACTGGTGACCTACTTCTTTCAAACCATATCCACCACCAACAAAAAGCCCGCTTAACGCGGTTTTCTTACATTAGCTGCCAACAACTCAAGCACTTAGTGACACACGCATACCATCAAGGCCAATCAGAGCATTGCCTTGTACAAACTTGTACCGGAACGGCAAAAAATCCATTCCTATAAACACTCTTTTGCTGATTGTTCTGGCAGTTAGTCACCACTGAAGTCGAAATACAAAATATTTGACCAATTACCCAGCCCGAGATCATCGATAGATTTCATTAAATCGTGCACAGGAACGGAGGATTTGGAGGTCCGGCCAAACAGCTTTGCGAAAAAGCCAGCAGATTTGTGCACCTCGATGGGGGGAGGCACCAAAGATTGCAACGCCCTTTCCACTTCAGGCTGCATATTTTTAAGCTCCTCAAGGAGCGCAAGGTTTTGCTCAAAAAGCGGTGTGTCGCCCATGTCAAAAATTTCACCGCACTCAAAAACAAAGTATTGATTTTGATTTTCTGGTCTGTTCAAAAATTCGATGGTTTCAGCAATCAAATTCTGGGCTGCTTCAAGCTCAATTTGAGACAAGAAATTTTCAAGATTTTTTACGCCGGAGGCGTAGTCACCTATCACAGCTATTTCCTCTGGATTTTCCCAAAGTGAAGAACGGCAAGTTTTAGGGTTACCAGAGAGAAGTAACTTGGAAACAATGGGTATTTCGTAATCCCATTCCGCAATCCCAATCATTTTTCGATCGTCAAGCTCATCGCTTGCCCCAGGGATGACATTGGTTGAGTAGAGATAGCAACGGTTAGCCACAGTGATTATTCCGATGTATAAACGTAACAAACGTATGCCACATCAAGCCCCTGGGGCCTGCCCAGGCTGCGCCATCTGTCTCAGACAGTCGCTGGTGGATTAGTTCGTAACTGAATTTGACAGGCACTATAACCGCAGCATCTGCAGGGCCGAAGTCAAAGTCTTCCTTGTGAAGTACTGCAGCGACAAAGGCGGGCAAGAGCTGCCCGATCTGCGGCACACCATTCCTACCCGCGACCGCTTCGTCCTAGTAATGGTCCATGGTGAGCCCTACGCCATTGTTGATATTGGCCTGCGCATGCTGTTTCCACGGGGGCTGTTTCAGGTACAAGGGTTTCCTGATAGCTACGAGCTTAAAGCCAGTACGGCTGACAGCCCATGGTCAAGACAGCCCAGGTGCGATGTGTGGCAACAGCGTGGTCCGCTATTGCCACAGGCACTGGCCGCCAGCTAACTACAGCGAACGGCAGGCACTACACCAAGCCACTTAACTCAACGCCAAGTCCACCTAGTGCGAACTTTCTTAGCCATGAGCGAGCATGCAGTCACGCAGATTGAGTGGTGCGCATGCGTGGCACAACCTTGACCGAACCCATGCCACTGGGACTCGAACACATCCACTGGAGTTCGCATTTATCTACACGATCATGGTCTGATAGTTATGCAACGCACCAACGATGACGATCAAAAAGAAATACTTTTCCTAAAATAAAACATAGCAAATACCGCTTGCCAGATAAGAAATAGTGGCACTTTTAATGAAAACAAAGCCCGCTGATGATGCATCGAGCGGGCTTTTTATGGGCACGTTGTATTAGCAGTTGCCTTTTTTGGCTTGGCCGGGGGGACAAAAACCCCCGTGGTCGTGCCCACCGCTGTGTCCAGGGTCAACGACAACCGAGCCGCTCGGTGTATACACCGCACAGCCTGTCAAGAAAGTGGCCAGCAAGATCAGACCAAATAGTTGCTTCATTTTTGTTAATGAAAGAGTTGGAGCAAATGCAGTTTAGACCGCGTCATCTTGGAATTTTGTGTACTTTTGTTCATCTCCAGATCGCCCTGCCCACAACGCGCAGTCTTTTTCTGTGGAGCCAACTATTGCACAAAGTATTTTTTCTCCATAAGGAGTTAAAGCAGCTTTTAGATCAACAGTGATATCACGCTCAATGACATCTGTAGCTGCTGCATACTGCCAAATCCGGCTACATAGCAGCAAAGCAAGGCCGCTGTTTCAAAAACACCTCGCTTCTCAACGACGCGAATAGCTTCGAGCAGCTTGCTGCCTGTATTTCCTCTAATGTCATGGCTTCTGACAAGGAAACAAATCTCGCTTAGCAGGCAATAGCAGCGATCCGCATAGGTTTCACTCTGCATTTTTCATTGTTTTTCGTACCATTCATTAGCAATAGCCTTGAATGCGCAGCTGCTGCATTGTTCTTTTTCGCTTGGCATCGAGCTTCAATGGGGTCTATGCGTTCTGCTCAGCTTTGGCCACGAGTACAGCGGCCAGCCCAGCCTGCTCGAGCTGCCACAGCACATTGCCAGGGCAGACACCATGCCCGACGACACACAGCTTGCCGCCCTTGCCGCGGCCTGCACCAACTGCCTAAGCGAACGCGCCCAGATCCACGAGCTACGTGCCGCACAAGCTGCTGCCCCCTCTGCTGCTGCCTCGGTCAGCTCCATCACCTCGGCAGCGCCCATAGCACCCCACATTGGCAGCAACAGCAAGCCCCAGCCACCGCTCACCTTCCGGGCAGTGTTAATGTGACGGGCGGGCAGGCTTTATTTAATAGCTGCTAACGCTTATTGGTTAAACACTAGAGAGCTATTTCATTCAAATTTCTTGAAAAACCCTGCCAGTTTGCACCGGCAGGGTTTGGGTTTGTTGAGCGCAGCAAACCTGATTGGTAGGCCTTGCGCAGCTTTAACTTAGTCGGATTGCTGCGCGCCATGCAGTCATTGCGCCACAGCAAGACAACTTGCCGCGTAAACCACGCCCCTGAACACATATGCCTGCACCCAGATATAGCTACACCTACATTCATGGCGTGCAGTTGTAAACAGCGCCGCTCAAAAATCATAAAAAAACTGAAAAATACCTGAAATCAGTTATTTCCAATGCGAGTTTTTGTTAATAGCATCTAGACAAAACCCCGTGCCAGACCGCGCTGGTTCATTGGCGGTTGCCGGTGCTTGCCACTCGCAGTTTTTCACATCCCTTTTGCTTTGAACTTATATGGCTCCATTCTTTGGTCTGCTGCTGGACGCCGGCTTCCCACATCCATCCACCACAAAGGGGCACCCGTTGAGAGGTTGGCTACATGCCTTCTGGCGTAAGGGGCTGCTGATTTTGAGCTTGCTGCTATGCAGCAGCTATGTGCATGCGCAGGGAGCACCCACTGTCGCTGGTGTAGCCCCCAACAGCGGTAGCACGACAGGTGGCGACAGTGTGATCCTGACAGGCACCAACTTTACCGGAGCCACAGCGGTGAGGTTTGGCGAAAAATCCGCCACCGGCTTTAGCGTCAACGACGCCACCACCATCAGAGCAACCACCCCGACCCATGCTGCAGGCGCGGTAACCGTGGAGGTCACCACACCGGGTGGCAGCGCCGCCCTGACCAATGCCTACACCTATGTCCTACCTGCCCCGACGGCTGGCTCGGTGAGTGCCACAGTGGCGGCCAATAGCAGCAGCAACCCCATTACCCTGAACCTGGGCGGCGGCGCCACCACCAGTGTCGCGGTGGTCAGCAGCCCGGCCCACGGCATCGCCTTGGCCAGCGGCACCAGCATCAGATACACCCCTGCCGCAGGGTATTCGGGCAGTGACAGCCTCATCTACACCGCCACCGGCGCCGGCGGTACCTCGGCGGCGGCCACGGTGACCATCACTGTCAGTGCGCCCCCCCTGACGATCACTCCGACGACTCTGCCCAACGGCACTCAAAGCACGGCCTACAGCCAGACCCTGACCACCTCCGCGGGCACCGTCCCCTACAGCTACCGCATCACATCCGGCAGCCTGCCGGCCGGCCTGAGCCTGGACATCAGCAGCGGCGTGATCAGCGGCACCCCCACTGCCGGTGGTACCTATAACTTCAGCATCGGCGTGCAGGACCGGTACAGTGCCACCGGCAGCCAGGCGTACAGCCTGACGGTCAGTGCCCCGAGCATCACCCTGAGCCCCGGCTTCCTGAGCAACGGCACCGTCGGTGTTACCTACAACAGCAGCTTCAGCGCCTCTGGCGGCACCGCACCCTACAGCTACAGCATCACATCCGGCAGCCTGCCGACCGGCCTGAGCCTGAACAACAGCACCGGTACACTCAGCGGCACCCCCACTGCCGGTGGTGCCTTCAACCTGACCATCACCGCCGCCGATACCAACGGCGCCACCGGCAGCCAGACGTACAGCCTGACGGTCAGTGCCCCGAGCATCACCCTGAGCCCCGGCTCCCTGAGCAACGGCACCGTCGGCACGCCCTATAGCGCAACCCTCAGCTCCACCGGCGGCACCGCGCCCTACAGCTACACCATCACATCCGGCAGCCTGCCAACCGGCCTCAGCCTGAACACCGGCACCGGTGCGATCAGCGGCATACCAAGCGTCGCTGGCGCCTACAACCTGACCATCACTGCCACCGATACCAACAGCGCCACCCGTTCCCAGGCCTACTCGATCACCATCGGCGCCCAGGTGCCGGTTTCCACCGCCGTCATCGCAGTTGTGCCGGCCAACAGCAGCTTGAACCCGATCACGTTGAACATCTCCGGCGGCGCCGCCACCAGCGTCGCCGTGGCCAGCGCCGCCAGCCACGGGACTGCCACGGCCAGCGGGACCAGCATCAGTTACACGCCTGCCGCCGGTTTCTCCGGTGCCGACAGTTTCACCTACACCGCCACCAACGCCAGCGGCACTTCCAGCCCGGCCACGGTGAGCATCACCGTCAGTGCGCCCACCCTGACGATTACTCCGACGACTCTGCCCAACGGCACTCAAAGCACGGCCTACAGCCAGACCCTGACCACCTCCGCGGGCACCGCCCCCTACAGCTACCGCATCACATCCGGCAGCCTGCCGGCCGGCCTGAGCCTGAACACCAGCAGCGGCGTGTTCAGCGGCACCCCCACTGCCGGTGGTGCCTTCAACCTGACCATTACCGTCACCGACGCCAACGGAGCTACCGGTTCCCAGCCCTACAGCTTGCAGGTGCAGGCCCAGTCCGTGGTAGTACCACCCAGCAACCAAACCGTGGCCGCCGGTCAGACCGCCAGCGTCGACCTGACCCAGGGTGCCACCGGCGGCCCGTTCACCAGCGCCACGCTGCTGTCGGTGAGCCCACCGTCGGCGGGTACCGCACGCATGATCGGCCCATTCACCATGAGCTTTGCCCCGGCTGCGGCCTTCAGCGGCAGCGCGGTAGTGAGCTTCAACCTGCAGGCCGCCAGCGGCAGCGTGGGCAACGGCTTCGTCACCTTCGCCGTGCAGTCGCGCCCCGACCCCACAACGGATGCGACTGTGCGCGGTGTCACCACATCGCAACAGCAAGCGGCCGTGCGTTTTGCGGGCACACAGTTGATGAACTTCTCTCAACGGTTAGAACTGTTACGCAACCCTCAGCGCAGCACATTCACGAACGGATTGCAGCTGGCCATGCCCCGGGCAGTAAACACCCAAGTGCGCCGCTGCCAAGGTGCCACAAGTTTGCTGGAGCAGCAAGAGTGCATCAGCAGTCAAGGTCGCATGGAGCGTGGCAGCCTGGCACCTGGATGGAGCCGCGCCGCGCAGCACAATGCAGCTGCGGCTGCGCAGGGCATGAATACGGAGCAGGCCTTTGCCTCCAGACCTCAGCCCTTAGGGCAAGACGTACCGCTTTCTGAGGTGGGTAGTGCTTCTGGCACCCAACGCTCTGTGACTGCTTCTCAGCAATTCATGGGCAAGATTGCTCCAGAACATGCGCAAATGACGGCTCTACCAGCGGCAGACACCCCCATCGCCGAGCCGGGTAGCGCAGCACGCCCGCGCTTGGCCTACTGGACATCTGGCATGGTGGACTGGGGTTTTGCAGACGCCACCGCCGGTCAAGATGATGGCCTGCGCTTTACCACCAGCGGCGTCACCATGGGCATGGATTATTTGCTGAGCAAAGAATGGACGGTTGGCATGGGCATTGGCTTTGCCTATGACCGTACAAAGATTGGCAGCGAAGGCAGCCGCAACCACAGCAAAGGGGTGAGTACCGCTCTGTATGGCAGCTGGAACCCAGCACCTGCTTATTTTGTGGACGGTGTGCTGGGTTACAGCCGCATGAGTTTTGACACCCGCCGCTGGGTGGCCGATGCTGGAGAGTTTGCCCAAGGCGAGCGTGATGGCTCTCAGTGGTTTGCAGCCCTGTCTGCGGGCTATGAATGGCGCACTGAGGAGTGGATGCTTTCACCCTACGGCCGTTTGCAATTTGCCCGCAGCAGTTTGGATGCGTACACGGAAACAGGTGCGGGCTGGCATGCGCTGCGCTTTGACAAGCAAAACATCACCAACACCTCTGCATCGCTGGGCTTGCGCGGCGAAATCAGCCATGACACCCGCTGGGGTACGCTGCTGCCATTTGGCCGCCTGGAGCTGCAACATGACTTTGACCACCAATCCAATATGCGCCTTGGCTATGCGGACTTGGCCGGGTCTTCACAAAGCTACAGCATCAGCAGCACCGCACTTGGGCGTAACCGTGTACAGCTGGGGTTTGGTAGCAGACTGCAGTCACGGGTTGGTACGTTTGCGGCAGAAATGCAGTTCACACGCAGCAACCACAGCTTTCAGCGCGGGCTGCGCTTAACGTACATCACACGCTGGTAAGCAAGCTTATTGGCAACATCACGCCACACACACAAAGCCCGCATTGCGCGGGCTTTTTTGCGTGGCTAGTCAGCACCCAGCTGCAGCCTGTCTACCTGCACTTGCCCGACTAAGGCGTTGACTTGGGCGTCGCGCTGCTCGACAAGGCCCACAAGCTCTCCAACCACGCCCGCGCCCTCAGCAAGGCTGGTTGCGAGTTGCTGGTGTTGATCTGCAAGATCTCGGCAGGCAGCGGCATTGCTTGCAGCCTGGGCGTGCTGGGTGGCGGTGGTGCGCAGGTTGTGCTGCAGGCTTGCAATGCGGGCAGCATCAGCAGTGCGGCCAGCTTCCAGCCGCTGAATTTCTTGGGTGTATGCATGGGTGTTGTCCTGTTGCCCTGCGGCGTGCCGCAGGAGCCCTGCCGCTTTGGTTTCTGTAGCTGCTTGCGATTGCTGCGCTTGCACTAGCGCCTGTTTTGACTGTTGATCGTTGCGCAGGGCAACCGCAGTACCTGCGCGCATGCCCTGCACCCACCATGCGCCGCTGCTGCCCAAGACCACGCCCACGGCCAGCGCTATAGAGATGGCTCTCATGCCAGCCCCCCTTCACACATCTGGCGCTCTGCAGCACGGCGCTGCACCAGCCCGGGCAGTTGCTTGCCGCCGGCATAGGTCCAGCGGCTGAGTTCTGCACACGCGCCCTGCACATCGCCCGCATTGGCTTTGCGCACCAGCGTTGATTTGCAAAATGCGCCTTCACCCACGTTGAAGGCAAAGCTGAGAAAGGCGGCGCGCTGGCCGTCGGTGAGCGGCTGGGTGATGCAGCCCAGCGCACTGGCGTGCTGCACCAGGTCTTTGTAGAGCATGTCCTGGCACTGCTGGCGCGTGAAGGTTTGGCCCATGCGCAGCTCTGGCCCGGTGTGGCCGGTGCAGGCGGTGATGATGCCAATGGGGTCACGGTAGGTGCGCAGCACGGTGCCTTCGTACTTGGCCACCAGGGGCACCACTGCTACTGCTGCGGCAGTGCCAATGGCGGCGATGAGTTTTTGCTTGAAGTTCATTTGGGAGTGATGCCCTTTGCTGCGTTCCACGCGCCGATAAGGGCTACGCCCAGAGCCACGATGGCGGCCATGGGTTTGGCCAGCATGCCCAGCCAGCGCAGTACTTTGAATGCGCCTTGCATGGCGCCGAAGAAATCGAGCAGGTCAGCAAGCTGTTGTTTGAGTTCGTTCAGTTCTTGCCGGGTTTTGGCAAGTTCTGTGAGGCTCTGGCCCAGCTCGCGGGTGGTGCCACCCAGCCCGCGCTCAATGGCGGCCATGCGTTCGCTGCCTTTGTCAAAGCGCTGGTTGACCTGCTCGATGTTGATGACCGGCAGTTCGTCGCCCCAGTCGTCCATGCGCGCCTCTCTTTCTGTTGGGTGTGGTGGGTGGTGTTCAGACTTCAATCAGCACGTAGGGCAAATCAGGCGCTGGGCCGGTAATAGCGCCGCCCTGCACATAGGCACGCGTACCGCTGGCCAGCAACAAGGAGTTGCGTGCGCGCAGCAGGCCATGGCCGCCGTCTTGCGTGACTTCTGCGGTGCCATCGGCATACAGCACGGTGACGGTGCCGGTGAGCACGGGGGCATCTGGCAGCAGTGCCTTGAGGCGTTTATAGAGGTTGGTGCTCATGCGGCTACCCTTTCAACAGTGAGTTGCTGGCGCACTCTGGGCAGTGCAGCGCTGACGTTGACGCCGCGCACCAGACCGCGCCATGTGCCGTCGGTGTCTGCTACCTCCAGCAACTGGCCGGGGCGCACGATGCCCGGGTTGGTACCGCCGGTGAGCACGGGCATGCTGATGGTGTGCAGCAGCTTGTTGCCACTGGCTGCCAGCTCCCATTGCCCGCGCATGCGGGCGGCGTCTGCATGGGTGATGAGGTTGTCTTGCACGCTGGGGGCCAGCTGGTTGCGGGCGCTTGCGCTGCGCACAACGTGGCCCTGTACGCCGCCCACGCTGCCGCCGGTGACGTAGATGGCGTTGTAGTCGGCCCGTGGCTCGGGCCGCAGTTCGTCGGTGGCAATGACGGCGGCGGGCATGCGCACATCAGGCACGGCATCTGCCCACTGCCACGGCAGCACGGGGTAGCGCGGCGCAATGATGAGCTGCTGCGCCGTGGGGTGGCTGCGCACGACCGCGCCCACGCTTTCTGCCACGCACAGCACGGCCTGCAGGGGCGTGCCCATAAAGCTCCACGCGCCAGCGGGTACCAGCCAGTCAGCAATCTGCCAGTCCAGACCCACGCCCGTAAACTCAAGCGCCTGCACGGCCAGTTGCTGGGCGGTGGCCGGTGCGCTGCTCAGCCAGCTTTGATGGGGCATGTAGGGTGCGCCCAGCATGGCGGTGACGCTGACGCCCTGCACAGCAACGCGCGTGCGCGCAAAGCTGCGGCTGCGGGCGGTGCTGGTGATGGCAAACACAAAGGCAATGCCGTTGAGCACTACCTGCAAGCGGGTGGGCAGGCCTGCCACGGGGGCCAGCTGCTCCATCAGGTGCTCGGGGCCGTTGGCCATGAGGCTCCAGCCGAAGCCATCGTCGTCAGCGGCCAGGGCCACATCGGTCAGAACCACGGGTTCCATGCTGGGCAGTAAATGCGCCGTGAGCTGGTGAACTTGCATATAGACAGGCAGTAAGGGGATGACGAATTGCGGGCCGGGCTGTGGGTCTGGAGTTTTTCCGGGGCAGCGAAACACCAGCGCAGCAGGCAGACCGGGGGCGTATGCCTGGCTAAACACCAAGGCTGCGGGCAGACCGGGCACGTAGCACGGCTGGGGCTTGGGTGGCAGGGGCCACAGCCAAACACCGGGGCCGGGTTTGGTAGCCTGCTGGTAGCGGCCCTGCCAGTCAGTACGCACCGGCAGACCATGGCTAAAGCTTGTGAGCCAGTGGCCTGCGGTGGGCATGCCCTGCTGTATGCGGCTTTGCAGCGTGCCGCGCAGGCGCTGGGCTTGCTCAAACCTCGCCAGCGTGGTCGCACGCAGGGCCAAGGCGTCTTGCATGGAAGTGCGCACAGCGGTGTGCATACGCAGGGCTTGCTGGTAGGTGCTGGCGGTAGATGCACGCACGGGGGCTGCGTTCTGCAGGGTGTCCTGCGCAATACCGCGCAGGGGCTGCGCCTGCTGCCACAGGCTGCGCACTTGCCGGGATACGTACTGTGCGTCTTGCCAGATTTGCGCGACGGCACTTTGCGTGCGCTGCGATTGCTGCCACACGCCCTTCACATCTGCCCGCAACGGTTGCGCCTGCTGGCTGGCATCAGTGGCCATGGCTACGCTGGGGCGGGAAACGTTCACATTCCAGCCAAGAGCCACCGCGCCACGCAAGCCGGTAATACGCCCTTTGGCCTGCAAGTGCAGCAGGCTGGCCATGCGCACCTGGCCACGCAGGCCAGTAATGCGGCCGCGTGCCGTAATGGCATAGGCGGGTACCTCGGCTTGGCCTCCAGCGCCAAACACCAGCGGGACCGGATTGCTCCCGGTGTGTCGGGGCTGCTGGAAGACAAGGCGCGTGGCTGCCATGGATTAGCCCAGTGCGGAGCCGGTCAACGTGACCAGGCCGCCTGCGTAAAACACCGGGGCCACTTCGCCCTCTGGCACGGTGCCGCCTGCCACTTCAAAGCAGCCACCCACGCCCTCGGCCGTGACGCCACCTTCGGCCACTACAGCACCATCGGCCGCTACCAGCTCAGCCCACCTGGGCACGCCGCTGGTGAGTACCATGGTGCCCGCCACGCTTTGCGGCTGCAGCACCAGCAAGCCATCGGCAATAACACCCGCAGGGCGTGCGAGAGGGATTTCCAGCCAGGGCGCGGGGCTAGCGCCCATCTCGTCAGGACGGGCCGTGGTGTACAGGCGCACGCATGCATTGCCCGTGGTGCCAATATCCAGACGCGCCAGCGTGGCCTGCAGTTGGGCCAGCAGCAATGCGCTGCCCAAACGCCATTCGTAGTACGCGGGCGCTGTCATTGCATGGGCTCCGGCCGAAGGTCATTGGCTACCACTGACTGCTGCAGGCCTTCGTGGTCCCAGGCAATCACGTCATAGGTGTAGCGCTCGCTGATACCGTCAAAGCGGTAGTTGCCCTGGGGATCGCTCCAGGCCTCGCGCACAAGCAGTCCATCGCGGCTGCGGTGCAGGCGCACGCGCCGGCGCAGGGGGATGTTGCCTGCTTGGGCGTATAACTCCACGGTGCCGTAGATAACACCAACACCGCCATGCTCCACATCAAGGGTTGCGGCCTGCTTGGGGCCCTGCATAGCTAAATCACCGCTGTGTGCTGCGCCGGCGATAAAACCTTTGCTCGCACCAGATAGCCCCGCAAGCCAAGGCTTATATCGCCCCTGTGGCGGGGCTACTGCCACGGGGACCTCACCGACATACACCGGGCTGCTGGCTGCAAGAGCCAGTTCATCCATCAAGAAGCCAGTTCTCAGCGTCGGTGTACCGCTCACGATTTGCGTACCAAAGTACCGGACACCCGCAGCAAAGACACCCGTCCACGCACCTTCGGTCTGCAACACCCCGTTGACGTATGCACGAATTACCCCGGATCGGCGGGCAACCACTATGTGCGTCCAATCATTCACGGCAATCAACGTGCCCCCAGTGCGCAGGCCGTAGCTATTGGTACCGTTATGAATGAAGCTTTGCAAATACCCTGTGTCAGTGATGCGCACACTCAATTGCTGCGCCTCATATGCGCCGGTGTACAAAAGCGGCACCCAAGCTGTGGATTGGCGCATCACCCACGCTTCAAAGCAAAAATCTCCCTCTAAAGCTGCGCAGAAAGGGCCGCCTTGCAAGACCACATGCCCGCCACTGAACTGCAGGCAACCATCACCAAATTTTTTCTGTACCGATGAGACGAGCACGGCTCCAGAAACCGCCAGCGCTTCACCACCACCCTCCGAGCGCATGTCTGTATCCAGATGGAAAATTTCATCGAATGCTGCAGCTGCGCTGAAACCCAAAGTGGCAACCGCGTCAAAACCAGGGAATCCCAGCACCAGCCCTAGGCCATTGACGCGCTGCCAATGCAGGCCGTCCGATGAGGAATAGACAGAAAACTCTCTGGGCCACGATGCCTCACTGACTGCCCGCACTGCCAATTCAGAAACATCCGTATCTGCACCCAGGTCCCAGGTGAATGCAAAGCCCGGAGCAACGACGGCAGCCTCTGCAAATAACACAGGAGTCGCAACCTCAACACCTGGCAACGCCTGCAAGTGCCCCGACAATGGCTGCGCCGTGCATGTGAACAAAGCACCTGCATCAACTCGCGCGCCTTGGTGACGCAACTCTATGCCGGAGATTTGCAAATCTCCGGCACCCTGTATCCACAAGCTGCGCACACTCCAAAATCGTGCAGCCATATCAGCTCCAAGGGCCCGTGATGTCCAAGAACAGTACTCCTTGACTTGCCGTCCCGGCAGGGCTGCCGCACTTGACTGCAAGCAGTTTTCTGCCAGCCAAGTCCCCTGCAGCATCCACCATGTCGAGCCATGCAAATGCCGCGTGGCACGCCTGCACAGGAAGGTGCACCCCCCGCACCCGACCGCGCAGCGCAATCGATGGCTCCACAAGTACCTTTTGAGACAGCACCAATGAATTTCCTGCACCATTGGGGTATTGAGGAACAGCCACAGAAGCCACCGTACCAGCCACACCATCTGCTGGCGCAAACGACTCACTGCCGTGGCGGGCAGCCACCGCACTACCAAGCCCCGTAAACGACCGGGGCAGATAGACAGCACCGACAGAGGCACCCGAATACTCAAGGGCATTCGTCTGCGCAGATGTCAGTGCTGCTACCTCAGCGCTTGCGCAAAACAACGCGCATGAATATGCGTCACCGCTTCTCAGCGATGCGAAGTCACCAAAGCCCCACACACAACCTGATGCCCCCTTGCTGGTGCTGGCTGTATGCACGTGCAAAGCAAAACTACGACGATCACCAACAAACGTCCAGGCACGAGACTCGACCCCGGCCGCCGTTGCCTTGGGCCAATAACCGCCACCGACCACCTGCGCGGATGTTGGAAATGCCCCAACACCGGTATTTGCACCTGACATATCCTCATAGCCAACAACCCGGGCACTGATTGCGGACGAATCGTCAACACGCAAATACATCCGTGTGCCACTGGGGTCTTGGCTTCGATACACAGCAACGCTGGCGCCCGTGAAAACCTTTTCCCACCCTAAAGGTGCGATCTTGAAAGTGATGTTGCCGGTAAGTGAGCCATCAGGCAAATCACAGGCAAACTCCACATGGTTGGCCGTGGCTGCCTTTACGCGCTGTTCACCGTTGAGCACAGCACCGCCACCCGTCACACCCACCAACACGATCACGCTGTGATCCAGCGCGGCACTGGTTCCGGTGATGGCCAGGCGGCAGATGCCATCCGTGACCTGCGCACTATCTACCGCTTTGTTGCCAAAGCCAGTGACCAAAAACGCATCCAGTACAGCAATCATGCTGCCTGCTGTGCCATTGAGCACGGGCGCACCCAGCATGCTGGAGACTGCCCATTTAACCGAAGTGCTGACTGTCATTGCTCTGATCCTTGCGTGTTAGTTAATGGGGGCACGGTCCACATCGCCGCGCACCGTCAGTCCAAAGCTGTAGTCCGTGCCCGCCGCCTCGCTGGGCTGCACGGTGCGAATGCAGGCAAACGGCTGCATGGCCCCCACGGTGTTGATGCGCAGGCCATTGCCCACTGCCCACCCGGCTCCCCAGCCACCGGCTTTGACAGTGAAATAAGGCACACCAGAGTGCGTGTCGGTGCGTGTATTGGGGTTGACAGGTGCGATGTCGCTGGCAATCGGGAAAGTGCCCAGATTGCCGACGTGCTCGCCAATCACCTCCACCGTGGTCGTATTGGTGAACTTGAGCAACCAGCGCTCAGACAGTGCCCCAGCATTGGTCACTTCAATGGGGAAAGCTGTGTCGTTGTATTGGGCAGGTGCCTGGTTACCAACCAGCGCGTCCGACCAGCTCACAGCGTCGATCGTGGCCTGGTCAAACAAGTGGCTGACACGGGCGCGGATGGTGCCGGCATACAAAGCGCTGCTGACCACGCTGCCAGCGGGAAAGTGGTGGCTGAGCGTCTTTGTGAGGGTGAGCGTGCCGTTGATCTGCACATCGGCCACGCGGGCCATCTCTTCGATGCG